CTAATAATAGCTAACATACTTGGGCTTAAAGTTGATGGGTATAATATAGATCAAGAAATGTTAAGTAGGCAGTTTAAAAACAGCCAGTTAGTTCGAGACTTTAGCGCGGCTATGAATAGTATTAAACGTGAGGAAATGCGTAGTGGAAACCCTGATTACCAAGGTATGGATGAAGCTATGAAAGAACTTCAGGTTAAGCTATATGAAGAAATAAATGAATTGTATAAGACGGAGAAACAATGAACTGCTGGCACTGCAAAGGAGAATTAATCTGGGGTGGAGATCACGACCTAGAAGATGAGTGCGAAGAGTACAGCATGGTATCTAACTTATCTTGTCCCGGCTGTGGTTGCCACGTAGAAGTTTACTTCCCCAAAGATGAAAAAGCCCCAGAAGGGGCTTAGTCAGATAAGTCTTCGTGCGCTATGGCGGCTAAGCCTAACAGCACAATGACGATAGCGTAGTAGGTAATCACGGCGGTCTCCAGTTAATGAGGCCGCATTCTACAGCTACTTGCCCACTACTTCAAATGCAGATTATTAATGAACTCTATATCGTTAACGATATGTTTTTTAAGCCATTTAGCAGAGAATTTTTCTGCGGGAGATGAGAACCTAGAGGCGTAAGTCCTGCTGCCCCTATACGTTCCACCGAAGAATCCTTCAGTAGGTCGCAGATCATAATCAGTTATTACTTTCTCAAATTTATTGTGCATCCTTGAAAACATTGTCTTTTCGTGAATACCTACTGCTGATGCTGCCTCTACCAATGTGTAAAGAAGTTTCTTATTTAGTCTATCGTCTTCTCCCACAAACCGATACCGCTTTGCTGAGTTCATTATGCCATTCCTGCGTTTGAATTTCTCTTAAAAGATCGGTTATTGCCTTTGGATTGTACTTCCAAATTCCCCCTATTATTTTGCCCACCGTTTACTATTGCTACCCTATGGCCAACGTCCTTGCCGTCGCCTTTAGTCACTAGCCCTTCTTTTTCTAGTTTACGACGAGCTTGGTTACGTTGAGATCGTTTAGCAATTTGCTCAGGCTTGCCTTGGTAATTCGCATATTCTTGTTTATAGTCTCTAGCCATTAGTTCCATCCTGTAATCCGTGGAGTAGCGCTAGTGATACAGAACTTTGTTTCTTCATGTCTGCCCCTGCTAGCGAATCAATAAACCGTGGGTGATTTAAGTTAACAAGTATACACCATGCCTGACCGGGGTTTCTACCACGGCAATTCTTAAACATAGTCACACGATGATTCGAGTCAACTAACGCACCCATATTACTAAGCTCTCGCAGAATCCTATCCTCTGCATCGTTGTTATCTTTGACGAACTTCTTAAACAGCGCACGGTTGATGGCTAGAGTAGACCCCGGCATTATCGGGTTATTGTCGTCATATACGTACTCAGAGCGCATCACAGCTTTCATAGGTGCGGGTTCACGTACTGTGTTCTTTCCTTCAGGGCCGTACGGACGCGTAACTTCTATGATTTGGTCGTTAAATTGCTGCATAAACTGCCCGATGACATCTATGGCATCTACTTTCGCGTCTACGGTATTCTTCCGCAGCCGCTTAACATTATCTAGCATAGCTTCGATAGTGCCCTTAATCTCAAAGGGGAACAGTCCTAGGGCTGCTCCGATTTTACCTATCGTCCAAGCTGATTTGATCATGGACTCGTAGAATCTTTCCTGCGGATCAAACTCGAATTCAAAGGTCTTAAAGAAATCGGCGTGGCCTTTTATGGCGACATCTTTGGGGCCACCCATACTAACTACTGCTTGAACCAACTCCGGTACCGCGTAGCCGTGGTTATCAATTAGAAGATCAGCAAACTTACTTGCAATGCTGCCATCATCGTCACGTAATGAAACAAAAGTCTTGTCGTCTTGCGGCATCTCAAATGTGCGTACCCTTAGTGGCTCAGACTCCTGCTTAACCATCTCGTACTTACTCATAAGCGAGGTGTTGGTAGTCATAAACGTGGGGCCATCCCAGATAGCAGGGTTACGTATGTCTCGACCCGGAGTCATAGAAGTTTTTTCCTGCCCCTCAGAGAACGAGTAAGCCATCTGTGCTATTTGGTAATCATCTGCCATCGTTATTTCGTCGATGGTCATAGGTAAGTTGTTTAGTGTGCCACGCATACCATACACAGCATTGATAGTATCGTTACGCCCAGTGATAAGCGCACGAGGATCGCCAAACATACTGTTAACAGCAAGCAGCGCAAGAGTCTTACCAGTAGATGTGTCAGTAGAGTAGATAGACACGATGCTAGAGCCCATACCCATCTGCTTAGCTATTATCCCAGTGCAGGCGATCAGGGCACATGACCTTATGACCTCAGTTCCCGGCTGGTTAAGAATCTCCATAGCTTCTACAAACTTCTCTCTGGTTCCGTTAATACCTATGCGGTCACGGTATCGCTCAGCGTTACCTACGATACGCCTATCCACTGCGTTGTTCGGTGGGTTTATTATCTTTGTTCCTACTACGAAAGAGCCGTCTTTCTGCCAGCCAAACGAACGGTAGTCCGCGCCAGTAGCTACTTGGCTCTGAACCATTTGCAAATAGTCCATGAGGTATCCTCTTAATTTCTCTTGTTGGCCCATAGATTTGAACCCGAACAGTTGGTTGTTGACTAAGAATGTAGAAAAGTCTTTGCCTACGCCAGATATTACAGCGGCTATGTGATCGTTTTGCTCCCACCCAGTTATAGGCTTATTGATGCACAAAGTAAACGATGTTTCTTTATCTTCGGGGCAAAAGAAAATAGACTTAATATACATGAGGTACTTACTGGTCAGTTCCCAGTCTTTGATCTCGTTGCCGTCATCATCTTTAATTACGATCTCGTGATATATTTGTTTGTTACGTATCAAGTAACCTTCTGGAACAGTTATCTCTACTTCCTTAGCTTCACCATCTTCGATCTCTACTACGACCTGCGTGGTAGTGCCGCTAAGTTGTGCAGGAGAAGTTTTGTTTCCTTTGTAAGGACAGCCCTCGCAACCTTGTGGACTCAACTGTTCAAACGTAGCACAAGTCGTTGGCCCTGTAGCATTCCAACCCTCTAGCTTTTCTAGGTTCTTCTCTAGGTCAAAGTCTGGATGTTGGCCTGCTATTTTTATGATAGTTTGTTCGGGGTCTGGAGTAAACTTAGCTAAGCCAAGAGAGGCACGCCATAGGGGTTCTTCTACTGGTTCTCCTGCGGCATTAGTAACGCCACCACTTTCTAGGATAGCCTTAACCTGCTGACAATGCTGACCTATAACTTCTATGTTAAGGTCGTTGTTCTCCTCTTCGCTACCCAGAACCGCGTCTAGCATGGTGCTACGTTTACGAGCCGGGCGATCAGGACGCTGCGGAGTCTTATCCATCCACTGAGCTAGCCTGCCTGCAAGCAGCGTTATGTCATGTGACTTACCATCGTCTAGCAGTACCTTAACTTCTTTCCAGTCCTCAGTCTTCTTGTGGAACGTACCTACTGGACGCAATACCATAGAGGGGTCATGTATCTTAGAGTTATCAATCTCTAAACCTTTCTCTGCTAGTGCTAACCTAAGAGCTATAGAAACCGCAACCCATTGTTCCTTTGATATGCAGGCGTCTAGCACCCAGTAAACATGTGCCCCTATACCTGACGATACAATAAGAGGCTTGGGCATATCTAATTCTTTGACGACTTCCACTAGCTTTAGTATGCCGTCACGCTGTGTCTTGTATGGCTTATCTTCACCACAGTCTAAGTCGAAACACAGGCTCTTAAAAAACGTAGCGTATTCCTGAGTGCGACGTATCTTTGATTTACCGCTCGCGTCTGTGACTATGTTACCGTCGAAAGACCCCACGCTGTAATAGATTGTAACTTCTGGGTTCTTATCCCATAGCTGCATGTTAGCGGCAGCAGTCTCTAAGTCATCGTATGTAAATGTTTCCCTGTTCCAAAAAATATCTTTCTTATGATTATATTGTGTTACTACGATTGAATCCCGATCTGGGACTACTCGCTTTAAGAATTCTGTTGTATTCACATTCCTCTCCTAAGATGAAAATGAGCCCCGAAGGGCCCATCATTTGTTACCTAGTCGAACAGACTGTCTAACTGCGCCTCCAGCTCGTCGGATTGTTTTACTGGCTCAACCTTCGGTGGTTCCGCTTTAGTGCTAGCTTGCACTGGTTCCTCATACGCCCCAGCTTCGTCATCTGCTGCACTGGCCTTTGGTGCTTCGATCTTCGGCTTTACTTCGGGGGCACTTAGCGTAGGGGCCTTGGCGACTGGGGCCATTAGTCGAGTTGCTACCTTAGTGTCATCAGACTCTAGCAGAGTATCAATTAGAGGTAATGCTTTTTCTGGCACGTAACCTTTTTGCTTGAAGATTAGTCTAGGATAACTCGCCTGCTCATCAAAGCCAAGCTCGGTGATTGCTTCTTCCGGGCCAATGTTATAATTAGCTAGCTCAGTGAAGTATTCACGCAACGCACGCATGGCACTAACAGGTACAGTCAAGCTATAAACCTTTTGTGGATCAGCCGCTGGAACTACCGCAAGGTGGCGTTGGTCTGCACACATCTTAGACTTAGAACCAGAGGGTAAGATTTTCGAGCCTAGTACGTTGTTAGGACAGTTGGCGCACGAGTCATTTACTGGAGACTCCACAGCTACGTCAGGACGGAGCCCATCGTTGGAGAAACAGTCAGGGCGTTGGTTCTCAGCGGAAGCGTCAAACGGACGGCCATAGAACACCTTGCTTACTCTGGGGTTAACGCCGACGATGATCACGTCTAGATTAGTTCCCACTGTAGTTTCTACACCACTCTCGACTAGCCGGAAGCGACCAGCACGAATGCTGATCCTAGGTATACTAGGGCCTGAGTCACTGACGATTGCCTTAGCTAAAGTGCCTTTGTTGGTCTTGTTGCGCTCTGCGATTCTCTGTGCAATGTGCGCGGGTACAGTCATGTTGTTACTCATATCAATATTCCTTACTGGTTTTTACGAAAGTTAAACACACTTATAGAGCTGAAGTTAACACCCGGTGGTGGTTCTCCAACTGCGTCGATGTAGCTTCTTACAGCCGTCTTAGATGCGCGAGACTCTAGCAAGTCCCATGCCTCATTCTTCTTACAAAAATCAAACAAGTCTTCTCTTGAAGCTACAGTTGCTGAGTGGTGTGTTGACCAGTACGCTGTGCCTGCTCCAGTCTTTATCGATGATAGTCCATCCTCTTGAGACTTTACTGTGAACCAATTTTCAAGTGTAATCATACGCTCCTTGATTTTGGACTTTCTTTCTTTGTACTCTTTGTCGAGTACATCTATATCTTGCCTACACTTTAGGTAGCGTTCGGCAGCTTGTTCATAGTTCATAATGCTTCCTCTTTAAGTTTATTAGTCACTGCTGTTTATACCACGCACCAAATCTAAGAATTCGGCTAACGTGTTCTGCTTTGCACGGAGTCGTCTATATAACTCCGCCTCAAAGTTAGTCGCGTAGATATGCCACACTGAGGTCTTACCCTCTGTAGTAAGTCGGCGTATCCTCGCATTGGCCTGCTCGTATTGCTCAAGTGAGTAAATAGGAGCGTACCAGATAATATCTTTTGCAGCGGTCAACGTCAAACCATGTGCCGCTACCTTCGGGTGAGCCAGTAATATCTGTGGCTCGTCAGTGTGCTGAAAGTTATGGAATATCTCGTTTCTGGCCTTGGTACTTACATCGCCATTAACAAGCTCTACGCTGTGACCGCCCTTGCGTAGCTGCTCCAGTAACCATCTCTGCACACCTTTCAGTGGAACAAATATAATAACTTTGCCCCCTATCTCGCCCAATAATTCAGTAAGGGTATTATACCGCTCTCCGCTGTCTATGACAATTGAATCGTCCTCGCTGTACACTACCCCACAGCAAATCTGCAATAGCTTGGATAACATAACAGCAGTGTTCGGTGCAGTAACTTCACCCTCCTTAAATATAGTTACAGCCTTCTCTTGCATGTCCTTGAATGCTTTCTTTTGCTGTGCAGTAAGCTCAGTCTTGCGACCTACAAAGTTAGTGCTGGGCAAATCTTTACACTCATCTAATGAGAATCGTATGGATGGTTGAAGCACATGCTTACATGTCTCTAACGCATCTTCACGAGGTATCCACTTAAACTGTGTTATCTTCTTCATCACTGTATCTTTAAACGCTGTAAAACTTCTCGCCACATTCGGTGAGTCAACTAATCTTGCTAGCGTCCACGCATCAGCAGGAGTTTGCGATATGGGTGTACCAGTTAGCATCCACAGCCACGGCTGCTTCTTTGTCATCCACTTAGAGAACGCCTTAAACCTTTGTGAAGATGGTGACTTCAAGGCGGTAGCTTCGTCATAGATAACTACATCGAAGTCAACCAAGTGTTCCTGCATGTTAGTAAAGCCATCGTGGTTAATGATCGCATACTGCAAGCCCGGAGTATCCAGTAGGTCTATACGTTTCTTCTTAGTCCCAGTAATTATAGAGAACTGCCTATGGGGTAAGTGTGCCTTTATCTCAGCCCCCCACACTACCTTGAGTGTAGACAGTGGTGCAATAATTAGAATTTTCTTACACACTCCCTCAGTTAGTAAAAAGTCAGCGGCCCACAAAGCACTGATAGACTTACCAGTTCCCGGCGCATTCAAGCACAACGCTTTCTTGTGCGTAGTAAGGAATGCAGCTGTATCCTTCTGGTGATCCATCGGGGTAAAACGAGCTGGCCAATCGTAGTACTGTTTGATCGGCTCTGGCACGCTGAACCCCATATTACGCAACACGATAGACTCTTCTACACCGTAGGGTATGGCTATATGATCTTCGCCATTATGAGTAAATCTTCTTGCATGTGGTATAACTTGCGATACTGCTTCGTTGTGAGAACTTTTTATTACAATTCGTTTCTTTTCTGGTATCACTAACACAGAGCAGCCCACCCTCTAAACTCAGCTGACCACCCATGTAAGCTGCTTTCACGAACAATCCAGCATTGGCCTTTAGCTTGTATAACACCCTGTATTTCCCGAAGCTGATTGGCCGTAGGATCATTACTACCAAACTTAGTTTCTATACCAAACAAGTAACCTTTGTAGCACCCTATAAAATCCGGTATGCCTGACCTTCCATAACCGTTAGCAGGTGGCATGAAATACCACATACCTGCTCCTTTGTATTCATCTAACACTTTCTTAACAGCTTTCTTAACGTCTTTCTCATTCTTCATCTTCTACGACCCCGTAGGTTAGCATCAGGGCAAATATCTTGTGCAGGGCACCAAGGACATAAGCCGGACGGTTTGGTTTTAAAAAACCCAATGTCTACTACTTCTTTAACCATATCTAATCTAGGTTGGAGACCATTCCATAATGACTCTAAGTGATCTCGCTTATAGACTGTGTTGTCTACCTTATTAAACTTTAACCAAATAAACGAAGTCTTAACTTTGATAACTTTTGGGAAATGTGCGAAGACCATCGCTGCAAACAACTGTAGCTGTGTAGGATTATCTTTGACCTTGCCAGTTTTGTAATCCAAGCAGTAAGCTGTATCGCCATCCACGACAAGAACATCAGCGATACTACGAAAATAAACGTCGTTATCATACCACCCAGTAGGAGCCCGTCTTTTATCGATTGCCATCTGGTATTCATAGTACTTAACTCCTCTTTTTTTATTAAGCATCTCAACGATGCCACCCCATTTTTGCAGGGTTTGTTTTCCTTCTAGTCCTAACGTGGCTAGGTCTAGTTCTCCTCTACCATATAACTCTAGCACCTCGTGTACTCTACTGCCGTACGCGCTTACCTCGTTACCTTTATCTTTTACCGTTTTGCTAACATATAAGTAATCAAACTTAGCTTGGCACTGCTCGAAAGTAGATAACCTACTGTAAGATAATGCAATATCTGACATAGTAATTCCTATTTAGCATCACCATACGAAGGGCCGACTTCAACTTCGCACGCGACTGGTATGTGTCCACGACACCACTTCGGTGTCATGTCTAAGCACTCCTCCATATATAATTTCGCTTCAGTAATCTCTGAGGAGAGTGGTACGCAGACTGCTTCATCATGTACGGATAAACGTACGGGATAACGCTGGTTAATCCTAGCCGTCTGCCACATAACAATCTTCATCGCAGCGTGCTGGCATAGATTCTCTACTACCGTTGCTCCATATATCTTAACACGTTGCCTTCCCATTTGGTAAGTCCATTCCTCTCCGTCGTACTTTAAATCGTGGTACACAACTCCGGGTTCTCCGGGTCTACCAAAGCCATCCCACTGAGTGATAAACCACCCATTAACATCGACAGAAGTTAGTCCACATCCGTTAGCTATGTCCGGTATTATCACCTTCTCGCAGTGTTTCCACAGTGCTACGATCTCTGGGTGTCTTTCTCTGTACAGCCCTACGATCTCGTACGCACGGTCTAACGTAATAGGTTGTACGCCTGAAATAGTCACGGACGCTTGCCTTACCATGTCCTGAAACCTAGGCCCTCCTGCGCCGTATTGCAGGCCCAGCATAGCGGTCTTACCTAGGAACCTTTCGGCCTTGTCAGCTTTAGTGATAGTACGGTGGAAGAGGGCAGTCGCAAAGTCACAGTACATATCCACGCCTGCTTCTAGCTTAGCTAATGCATCTGCTTGCCCGGACAGTGACATGACTACACGTAGCTCGATATTAGATGAGTCACCCACTAGAACTGTATGTCCCTCTGGCGCTCGTAATGCTTTGCGTAGGCCTGCTGATACCCCACGAGCAGGTAGGTTCTGCCAATTAACTTTGTTGCCACCAGAGTAACGGCCTGTAGTCTTAGCACCCCAGAAATTCAGGTACACTGGCAGTGGGCCGCGTTCAGTCATGTCTATGAAGCGTTGAGCCCTAGTCTCAGCAATCGTAGTCTTAGCACCTAATCTAGCAGAAACTAAAGCAGCCACGTTCGGGTCTTCATGCTCCTGCATAGCTATGAAATCTTTATCTGTCTTGGCAAACGCGTAGGCAGTCTTACCAGTTTTGAGGCTAATCTTAGTTGGGGGGTAGACGTTGTGTGCCTTTAGACGCTCAGCAAACTTATTGTTAGACATAAGCTCTTCCTTATCTAAGTCAGCTAGAGCCATCAATCCTTTTTTGCGTGCTACTTCATCTTTTAGTAGCCTAGTCATCAACGCGTGATCACCGACCAGAGTTGGTTCAGTAAACATTCGTATGGTCATGTCAATCAACTTCATCTCAAGGGCAGGGGTAAACTTATCTAAGTACTCACCCATCTGCTCACATAACCTTGTATCCTGCCGACAATACGCGGCGTACTCTATAAGCTCCGCCCTGTTCATGTCCGCTAAGTTCTTACCCATCATGTTGTACACAGCATTGCCCTTGTCTTCTAATCCCATATGCTTAGCTATGTTAGCTAGACTATGCGACGGGAGGTATGGCCATACCATACGGGCTTGCGCTAGCGTGTCTTTCCACATCTTAGGCCTAATGCCATATCTGTATGCGAGTATGTACCCATCAAACAATGTGTTGTGACAGCGTACAGCCACCTCTGACCAATCACAGTAGGCGTGTAGTTTCCCTGCAATAGTAAGTTCACACCCGGAAAATACTTTCGCAACTCCGGCTTCTCGTACGCAGACCATTATAGTCTCGAACCGATCATCCATAATATATGCATCTGTCTGCATTTTACTCAAGGAGAATTCTTTATCGTAGTAAGTCTCGAAATCGAGCGTCACTGTTCTCATAGTTCTTTCCTATTGATTAAGTATTTAAGTAGTGTTTTAATTGGTGTACATATTTCCCCCCTCTTACCCCGCTTCGGCGGGGGTTTTTTAATGCAGGGTGGGATCAAGGTCAACGAATGTTTCTCTGTACGTAATCTCAAGTATACCTTTTAGCTCTTCCACGTTAAATGAACCACTTCCATAAGACTCTGTAGACACAACAATTATGTTGTCTATGAATGCAGGAATTACTTTTTCCAAAAATGTGGTAGCTATACCTTCATACAGTTCCTCAGTTCTCTCTGATATTTCTCTTTCGAGCTGCGTGGTCTTGTTTTTTCTTGGCATTTATTTTCTCCTGATGCATATCTCCAAAAACTTTATGCCAATTATGTTCAAACGAGGCTCTATCTTTAATAGGCCTTTGTTTGTCACCCTTACTCATCTGTATTTTCTCCGTAGAGTTCGTTTAGGTAGTCATTTTTAAGTACTTCCATAGCACCTATTAACGCTACATGTGGTAGAGCAGAGAACCAAGTATCTATTACTCGCCCGTCTTCGTCTATAGCTACTGCCGCATAAGCTCTTGCTTTATCTCTAGTCACGACCTCAGTAAACGATTCTATAGAAGCTAGCAGATCATCGCTTACTGGGCCTTTACTGGTTGTGACTAGTGATAGTACCTTACCCATCAAGCTACTGCTATGATGGCTATAACTACAGCGACCACCAGAACTAGCTTATACGTTTCAAGAGCTATTG